CCGCCGATTTTCGAAACCGCCGAACTTATTACCGAGCCGATGCCAGGACTGCCCGATCCACCTGATCCCCCCGCGCTTCCGAGGATCGTTGTTATCAAATTGCCGCCGCCAGAACCGGCGCCGGTAATCATTTCGATAATTTTATTTTTAGTCCACGCCGCAACAATTTCCGCAAGCGTGTCGAGGAACATTTTTTTGATGCGATCCAGAAAGCCTTTTAATACGTCCTCAGTTTTGCCACCACCGAATAGGTCTTTCCACATTTGCGTCCACGACCCATCAATGCCTTCAACCATATCCTCAAATATTTCTTTTACGCCCCGAACCGTTTCGCCTAGTTCTTCGCCTTCGTCTGCGGCGTCGCCAAATGCGTAGCCTAACGATTCGAGCATCTTCTTATAAACGTCACCGCTAATCTTTCCGTCACGGAACAACTGATCGAGCATATCCATTTTGTCGATCAACAGGTCGCTATCTTGTTGCGTCTTAATTACGCTATCTTTAAAAGCCAACATTGCTTTTTCAGCATCGGTCAGTTTAGTTTCGACGTCTGCTATCGGCTTGCTTAGATCGTCCATTACAGTTACAACGTCTTTAATCCTTTTACCGAGAACGACTACTGTTTTACCTGTGCTATTTGCTTCGCCACCGAAATCTTTTAACGTGTCGATAGTGAACTGCATCTTGTTGTTACTTCCGGAAAGACTTTCTGACAATTTATACAGTCGATCACTTAAACCAGTAACGTCAATAAAGGTTTGCCCGACGCGCTCTTGAAAACCCGAAATCGCTTCAACTGCCGAGTACAAGTTATCGACAAGAAACAGAATTGATTTGTTAAAAGCGATTTGCGTTCGCAACCAACCTATAAAGGTGTATCGGATGATCGTGTCTATCGCTTCCTTCAACGCGTTAAACGCGCTTGCCGCCAGATCAATACCCTTCGGGACATATTCGCTTAACACCGTTGTCAATTCTGTGAGCGTTGGGATGAAACCGATAACTAATTGATTTTTGATACCGGTAAAGACCGCGCCTAAACGAGTCATCTCGTCTTTTGCTCTAGCGGCGGCGTTGACTTGATCCTGACTTAAACTAATATTGAGTCGCCGCGCTTCCTCTCTTAGGGCGCGAATAGATGCCGAGCCTCCTTCCATCGTTTGTATTAACGCAACGCCTTCCGAGTCGAACAGTTTCATGGCTAAACGGACGCGATCTGCGTCACTTTTTAACCCCGAAAGCGCATCAGCGATGACTTCAAACTTTTTATCTAACGGTAGTTTGTTGAGTTCGACCGCATTGAGGTTAAGTTCTTTTAGCGCACCACGCGCCTCACCCATACCGGACGCGGCTTCTGCAACACGGCGCGTCATGCGTTGCAAACCCATCGTCAGAGTCTCAAACGAGACGCCCGAGATATCAGCAACGTGCTTGTATTCAGAAAGTGCTTGCGCACCTACACCGAGCCGAATACTTAATTTTTGAATTTGATCGGCAGCGTTAATCGTGCCGCTAATCATTCTTCCGAGACCCGACGCACCAACCACTGCCGCCGCTGTGATAGCAAATTGTTTGAACGCTTTTGTGGTGCGATCTAAACGATTGTCGAGTTTTTTGAACGCGGCGGCGGTTTTATCTTCCGCGACAATCCGAATTTTTGCGTCAGCGGTTGCCACTAACTTCTCGCTTCTTTTTGTTGCGCCAGATACTCAAACCAACAAGCCCAATAGGTCAGTTCATCCATCGTCATCTTTTCTGCTAACTCCCCTACCGTCATGTGTAGGTGTTCGGCGACCCGGAACATTAGGAGGAGTTCTTGGTCGCCGCCTCGGAGTTTTTTCGGGCATCCTCCACGGTTGTCTCTGGTTCGTCGTTCATTGCCATAACGACGCTTGCTATTACGTCCGGGTCCCATTCCTCCATCATCTCTTTCTTCTTAGCATTAGACCAAAGACGTTTTCCATCCGCGTTCAGTGCGCGAATGATCAAGGTCTGCGCTAATGACTCAAGAGACTCTTGACTGGCATAGCGAAAAATCGCGTTGCGCTCTGCAAGCGTTGTTGGTCGAAAAAAAATGGTGGAGTCCCACTCAGGAACCTCCACCGATCCCAGCGGCCCGACAATTCTTTTTCGCCAATGCGTTTTTGCTTTCGCACTAATTTCAGCACCGTCTGACATTTGTTTCTCCTTACGCGGTTGTCTGTGTTACGCCTGCGGTCACCTGGAAACCAAACGACCTTTCAACGATGTCGCCCATGTCGATGGTCATGCCGACCGAGTTGATGATGGCGGTCATCGTAAAAATCGTGTCCCCGGTATCCATTCCTTCCGGCGCAAGCGTTAGCGAGACCTCTGCGCCTGCTGTCATTGCGCCTTGCCCTGACGTATCCGTCTCATCAAAGTGACAAGTGATCGAACCGGAAGCATCGCCGGGTCCGACCTTGTACGACTTCATGCTGTCACCCATTGCGGTGTCTTCAACCGTGTCGGCGGTCTGATCCAACGAAAAAGATTTAATTTCGGCAACGGTGTTTGACCCAACTTTGACCGTGCCGTTTCTGCCGTGATGTGTAGCCATTGATTATTCCTCGTCGCTTGGCTTGTTGATAACTGGCTTCGGCGGCTTGGCCTTTGCCGGTGGTTTGGGGCCAACGACTGTCCAGCCTTTGGCCTCCAATTCTTTTACCTTTTCGGGGTAGACGATCTTGATTACCGCCCCGTCTTTTTCCATCTCGTAAACTTTCATCATCTATGTCGTTCCTTGCGTAAAGTCATAAGTCACCCGCACAGTTATGCGTACTGCGCCCACAGGAAAAAGCACGCCCTCGTCGGTTTCGATAAGAACTGTTTCAGTGTTAAGCGCGTGGTCACCGCGAGTTCTGTCGGTGTCCAATGCTTCCTCGATGCCTTCAATAAGTGAATTTCTGGAAGTGTCGATGCTTGAACCTTTGACGTAACCCACGATGACGTAGTCGATTGTTCCTTGCCGCGTTGTGCTTGCCATCGTTGTGTCTTCGCGTGTTTCATCGCTAGTTGCAACGAAAGCCGCGGGATATTGCTGATCCGATAATTCATCTGGTTGGAAAGGGTCGCGAGTAATCTTTTTAAGTTCTGGCGAGGACATCGCATCCAACACCGTGACAATATTTGCGGCAATGCTTTCACGCTTGCTCATGCCCTAGCCATCTGTTTAATGAATTCGTTTCTAAAACGACTACCTACCAAGATTTCCTCTTTGTTATTGACGTCAAACCATTTCCGCACAGGCAGATGCCCTGCCCCGGTGTGGTGCCACATGGCTTTACGTGCGGCTAACGTGTTGGAAAAGTAAACAATGCCTAAAAATGGGCTTTTCGCTTTCCATATCATCGACCCCAGCATCTGCCCGCTGTCCATCAAGTCGACGGTGCCGGTGTTTCTGCCTCTTGCGCCGCGTGATCGGAGGGTTGATGCGGCATAGCCTTCAAACTTGCCATTTAGACCAATGCCGTCTTTTGTGCGTTTTTTTACTTTGAAAGACACAAACGCGGACGCTTTTGACAATGCTTTGCGCGACGCCTTTTTAATGCGCTTCGGGAAAGCCTTGAGCATTGCCTGGACTTCCTTATCGTCTAAAGTGACGTTTACTTTCATCTCACCTGTCGACCAAAGTGCAACGATTGTTTCTCTGCGTAAACAATGCTCCCGTCCTCATCAGCGTCATACTCAACGCCATCCTTGAGGACGCGATCTAGTTCCTCGGCGTAGGCTTCACGGTAAAACTTCATCATTTCTTGGAACCGATCCTCTGACCCTGCGACTTCCCACTTCGTAAGTTTTGGCAAGGCGTAATAGCCCAGGACGCGGTATGCCGCGCATCGGGTGAACTGAGACTCGGTCAGGAGGGACGCTTTCATCTCGCCGCTAATGTTGCGAAACGGCCACCAGTGAATTCGCAGTTCGCGCTCAATATCTGCCTGCGCTTTAGCGTGTTCCGCTGTAAACGCGCTGATACCGTAAGTCAGGATGTCCGGCTGTAACGCCGTGAGATCACTGTCAGCACTCATTGCCATCTTGTAACCCCCAGGGGTGGGAGGCGCGGTGTTACCCGCACCCCCCGGTTAGGAATTAAAGGGCGGCGTCAAACAGCATCTCGATGCCGTAGTTGTCCTTAAGTTCCCCAACACCGTAGCAAGCGGTAGCGTTCAGTTCGAAGCCTCGGATTGAAGCGTCGCGCTGTGGCTCGATGTTGATGTCCCAACAGACGGCGAGGCCGAGAGCGCTAGGAACGAACACTGCGCCCTTAGAGTCATCACTGCCATCAATGGAGATGTTTGCAGACTCAAAAATGTCTACACCGCCAAGCGTTCCGACGTAACCGTTACGCATGGCTTCGTTTTGCAGATCACCACCGTTGGGGTTAGCAAACGTGTTGGTCAGCCCTGCCTTCAAGTTATAAGCCTGATACGGATGAATCACCGCGTACTTGGGGCCGGGTGCATTAACAGCATCCAGACGCGCGGCGGCGTTAAAGATGTAAGGCGCGGTCAGTTCTGTCCCGGCGGCTCCGATAGACGTAGAAAAGCCATCAAACAGCGCAATCAGGTCTTCGTCCATCTTCTTTGCAACGGCCTCGCCCAAGACCTTACCCAGGTCAGCGGCAATATCCCGCGCAGAGGATCGAGCGGCCAGATCGGACAGAACTGCCTGCACGCCAACTTCCGCGGCGGTAATGGTGACGCTTGAAGTCGAGACCGTGGTTGAAGACATATCCGCGCCCTCGGTCAAAGCGGCGGCTGAAACTTCTGGGTAAATTGGAACTTGAATCGTCTTACCTTCGCCTGAGAGGTCGTAGGTGGTGACGAGGTTACGCACAAGGCTCGTTTCTTGTGCGGTGAAGATTGCCTCACGGACGATTGCAACAAACAGATCGTCAAGAGTGCTGGTGGTGCTAGTTGCCATTAACGGCCTCCAATGCAATTACGGTTAATAAAACCCGTGCTTGCAAAGGTCGGCCACGGTGCCAACCACCCCGCTTAATTAACGTCAGTGCGGTCTGACGGCCCCGGAGAGGTTTCCTAGCCCGGTCTAGGGTGTACTGTATAAAAACACAGTACAGGCCATTCTACGCCCTCTCAGGGCTATGTCAAGCCATCTTAATGTACCCTTTGTTGCGTGATTTAGTTTTGCGATATTCGGCATATCGTTGCCTGCCTGCCGGTGTTCTCATCAACTCGACAAATTGGTTTTGATCCATATTTTCTATGCTGTCTTGTGAAATGCCGCCGCCAATCGAAGATTGAGAACCCGTACCCGCGGGGGTTGCCGCCACAAAATGCGGGTTGCCAGATAGAAACTCATCGACCAAAGCGTCAGGCGTCATAGGCGATCCCTGCTCGTCGTACCGGGCCGTGCCGTTGGTATCTACTATCTCCACGGAGCCGTCATCGGTCATTCGGACATTGGAACGCAAGAGATTCGTCACTTGTTCCGCATTTATCGCCTTTCCCCTGCTTGCGGCAGACAGCAACGCGCCGTCGACCTTCACCCGGCGCAGTTCATCCTGTAGCGCACTGGTCTTGCTCTCCCACTTCTCGACGGTTTGCTTCATCACGTTTTCAAAGTCGCCCCGCTCCTTTTGACGCTCCATCTCTGCGTTCTCACGTTCCTGTTTCCAAGCGCGATACTCGTCAGGGTTGACGCCATCAAACTTTCGGTCAATCTCACGATTGCGCTTATCTAGACGCTTTTTTATCAGTGCATCCACCTCATCCTGGGAGAACACCTTCGCGGGTTCGATGCTTGCGCTTTCGGGTGTACTTGGTTCGGTCTGCGTGTCGTTTTGCTCGATTGAATCTTCTGCCATGTTTAGCCACCGGGTTGCGCCTCATCACCGTACCAGTCGGGGTCGACCGGCATAAAGTGATGACGGCAGTTATAGCCACCGCGAACCACAAAAGGATCGCCGGGGGCTTTGCCTTGCCAACTACTGTTGGCCCATTTTTCTCTGATCTCATCTTGATTCAGTACCTGTCCGGCCAGACCCACGCACCAATCGCGTGAATCGCGCACCAAGGAGCCGTAATACTCATAATGCGTCAGCCCTGCCTCTTGCGCTTTGGCTTGAGTAAACG